CTGCTTTTTTACTGGCTTGCCCGCCACCTTACCGCCGCTGCCGGACGCAAACTTGCCCGCAGGATCACGCGGGTGCTTGTCTTCACTGAATGACCCGCCAAAGCCCGTGGCGCGCCACGTGGCCAGCCACGCGTCGAACTCAGACCTGATCGGCTGGTCGTCGTCCCAGACCAGGTCGTCGGGCTGCCACACGAATTTGCTCATTCGAGGCTCTACCCGCCCTTCTTTTCTTTTTTGATCTGGGCTTTAATTTGCGCGATCTTGGTCTTGTACGCGGCTTGCATCTGCGGCGACGGGTCGGTTTCCAGTCGCTTCTGGTACGCGGCCAGGGACTTGTTCAGTGCGTCAAGCTTGGGGTTTCCGGTAGGCGTTGGGTCTGCTGCAGGATTGTCCGGAGCAGCCGGTGCCGGACGATGTTCAGGTTTTCGATCCGGGGGGTCCGGAAGCTTGTCAGCTGGGGTGTCGATTACTTCAAGCGAGACGTTTCGGGTGCCATTGACGCGCCGGTCCGACACCACCTTGAATTTGGTCCCGGCAGGCAGCAGAATCTCGCGCTCGTCCAGACCTTCTACAGTGTCCGACATCATGCGAATGGCCTTGGATCCGGCCGGTACTTTAATGCTAAGCTTAGTGTCTCCGCTGAACCGGTCCCTCAGGACGCGGGGACTAGCCGTGGTGGACACAAACCCGTTGTCCGTAAACGTCTTGCCCGTTCGGCTTCCCACTGGACCCAAGAACGCGTCTCCGCCACTGATTCCCCGGACAACTTGAATAGGGTGCTCGATAGGCTCGGACCGGTTGATCAGCGACTGCAGATTCTCGGCGTGTCGACGCATCTTTGGGTCCGACGCCCCGTGCCTGAGTTCCTGATTGATCGCTGTGTGCGCGTATTGCTGGTAGACCAGTACCGCATCCAGCTCCGGGTCGGTAGCACCGCCGATGTCCTGCGGTCTGGACACCGACTCGTGCGCGTCTCGACCAGACAAAACCCGCCCGGGTGGCGCGCCACCGGCGCCCGCGAATTTCCCGTTTGGGTCTCGCGGGTGAAGCTTCTCTTTCCATGGGGAGGCACGTTGCACCTGTCCGTGCCTCCCGTCATCCCTTTTTGTTGCCTTTGGCGTCCTTGTCGCCCGGCCAGTGACCGAACACGTCGTGATACCAGCGTGACGCCGTGGCCTTGGCGATGTTGTCGTTCTTGATGTATTTCTTCAGATGGGTGTACAACGCCGTCCACGGGTGCGGGGTTTCGGCCCATTTGGCCAGCCCCTCAGGGTCGCGCGTCCAGTACTCGTGCAGGTTGTCGCCATCGGGGTCGCTGTTTAGATTGCTGTTCTTTTTGGCCTTGGCTCGAATCTGCAGCCAACGTCCCAGAGCCGATCTCTGGTCCGGGGGCACCCAGGCCTCTATTTTCCCGTTTTTTCCTGCTTTAGACGCTCGATGATGCCCGTCCATCAGCAACAGCTCCCCGTTTTTGCCTTTGACCACCAAAGGGCCTCCGGTTCCGGAAGCTCCGCCGATGTCTCCGCCTTCATCGTCTGGGTCCTGGGTCGGGGTCAGGTCTGATACCTTGAACTCCTTCACCTGATATCCGGAAGCCAGGTATTCGGCGTCTGATTCCCGATGCAGGTGTGCGTAGTCCAGTTGGGCGTCGAGGTTTGGCTTTTTGTTGAATGGCCAGCCCCTACTGTTTCCGGTAACGGGCTTGGGTGGTACGACCTTGGGTTTTTCCGGTGCCAGCTTGGTCACCCGATCGGGCTGGACCATCTCGGCGTCACTGCCGTCGTCCCACGATACGTGCAGCCGTGGACCAAACCCGTCGTCGTGTCCGCCCGTAACCGTTCCGGTCACCCCGTTCGGGAACTTTACGCGGTCCCCAGAAACGATGGATGATCCGGTCGAGTCCTTTGGGCTTCCCGGCAATGCGGTGAACTTGCCACCCGGGCCCCTGGGGTGGTCGGCCTCGTTCCAGTTGCTCGCCACCGCGCGCTCCTTCGGGGGGTCAGGTCGTGGGCAAGCGCTTGGTGTTGAACTTGCCGTCAATCTTGCGGGGGCGGTTGTCCTCAGCCGGACCCGGAAGGGACTGTCCGATCGCCCGGATCACCAGGTAGCCATTGCTCCAGCCGTCCAGACCTGCGATGCTCTGCAGCCCCCGAGGCCTTAGCATTCGGGCGACCATGTCGACCAGATTGGCCGGTCCGTCGAGTTGGCCGACAGCCCTTTCGTTGACGGTACCCAGCGATGCTCCCTCAGCCGTACTGATCTGCAGTGTGATCATCGCGTTCCCGTCTTGGCGATGGCCTCGAATCTGGCCATCATCTTCTCATGCCACTCGGCCCGACCCGCCTGTTCGAATTCAGGCAGTAGACTCTGCAGTTTGGGTCGCATCTGGTCGAATTCGCCCGAGCTAAATCCGCCCGGCTTCCACAGCACGCCACTTTCGTCAACAAACTGACGGAGGAACGGCTCGTCGGCGGCCAGGCCATTGGGCAGAGGATCCCCGTTGAGTGGGTGCTTGCCGTAGTGCTCTTCGAAGTCGGCGTTTCCGTGATCGATGCCCGCCATCTTGCCGTCTGGCCGAATCATCAGATTGCCCGGGTTTCGGTCATCGTTCCCTGCGATCGCGTCCATCAGTCCCAACAGCCGACCCTCACGGGACTGCTCGAACTTCAGGAACTCAGGATCGTTGAACCCTACATCGGCCTCGGCCATCGTCTTGCCGGGAACGTGTTGCATGTACACGCCGTTGATGCCTTGATCCAGCTGGTCCTGGTCGGCCACGACTGCCGGAACCGGCGCGCCCAGCGCGCCACCGACCTTGGCCGTGAGCAGCTCCCGGTCGGTCCGCTCTCGGTGCTTATCCTGCTTCACCACACCAAGCGTGCCGTCTCCGAACGTGACCAGATGAACCGATTCCGCTATGCTTCCTCCGGTCAGAGGGACGGCGTCTTCGATACCGGACGCAATCGACCGATTCAGCTGATCGACGTCTCCCAGCGCGCCACCTGTCGCGCTTCCGAACTTGCCGTCCGGCCTGCGGGGGTGGTCGGCTTCGTTCCATTCTGCTGACCTGGTGGCGATCGTCCCGAGTCGCTCAACCTGCGCAACCAAAGTGGCGCGCTGCTCGGCTGCAGGTCGCATCACGTGCAATCGCTTGGCGATCTCCCGGGATTGGGCGGGTGTGAGTTTCAGCATCGGGTCACACCTCCCGGGTCCGGTCAGAGATCAGAAGCTTACTGCGGTTCAGAATGACCCATTCCTCATCAGAATCCGGTCTGTCCGGAAAGCGCTTCACGATCGCGTCGTACCCGAGCAGAGAAGCGAACCTACCGGGGTCATTTCTGGCCTCAGTAAGAGCTGCAGCTTGCTTGGCTGCGTCACGGTCCCCCGCGTCCATTGCTTCAAACGATAGGTCCATCAGATCCTGGTTGGACATCTTGGCCTGCTGAACGATCTGATCGTACTCGATCGTCCGAGCGTCGGCCGGAAGCGCGACACGCATTACCGCGCCGGGCTGATCGGTGGCCCCGATCCGGATCTTCCCTCGGTCTTTGGCGTACCCCTCAGCGATGTCCTGATGCGTGGTGGTGTACGTTCCGTTCCCGTAAATGCCTAGTCCAGGAAACGGAGTTTCCCCGCTGCGGTATTGCTCGACCTGATCCTTGGCGCTGTCGCCGGTGATGCCGCGCCACAACTCTTTGGCTCCGCCCGCCACCGCCTGATCGAGTTCGGTCTCACTTACCACCTTCGGCTTACCGGAGAACCCCTGCCGATCCCAGATCGCCAGAAGCTGGTTATCCCCCCGGTTTGGATCGTAGGTGCCCAGGAGCGGCAACGGGTCGTCCGCGCTGTTCATCCATTGACGCAGCTCGGTTCGAACCTGCGCGCCACCTGGGGTGTCTCCTTTTGGGCCGAACTTTCCGTCAGGCGCGCGTGGGTGGTCTTCGGGACTCCAGTTGGTGGATCGGCCTTCGACCAGATCGCGCATGGCGGGGGGAACTGGTCCGGCCAGCAGGTTGGTAAACGCCCAAGCGCGCGTCATCAGCCCTCCACCGGTACCAGGTCCCCGCTCGAATTGAACACTGCCTTCTGCCTGAGGATCACCTCGTACGAGCCGTCCTCGGTTGCCCCGTGTCGGACCACGTCGAACTGTCCGCCCGTCACCAGCTCCACGTCGGTCTGCAGAACTCGCGGATTTCCCTCGACCCGCAGGAACACCTCTTGTCCGTGGTCCCCGCCCCACTGCATTTGCCGGTGGTAGTCGTCTGCCACCTGAGCAAATGAGGCCAGCGAGATGTTCACTGGCTCGTCGAGCGACGATTTGAACGCGTCCATCTGGTCGTGCGGAACCGTGATTCGCCTGGACGGCATTTGTTCCCGTATTACGATCTCTTTCGGGTTTCTCCAGTCAGAGCTGGGGTCCAGCTTAACGATCTTGCCGCCCCATCTGCCTACAGCGTCCTGGCTGCGGTTGCTGACTTTCTGGTTTCCGGTGGCCGGATCAGCCAGCTTGTCCAGCATCATCTTGGCTCGCTTGGTGCTGGCCGCAGTCGGCTTCTGTGGCCAGTTTGGATTGGCTACGTGCTCCAGTTTAGCCAGTTTGTCAGCAGACGCCCGAGTCGCCTCGCAGTGATCGTATTGGGTCCACTTAAGGGCTTGCTTAGACCATTCGACGTCAGTTTCTGCTGTCGGAAGGTCGTCCACACCCTTGTCGCCGAACTTACCGTCCGGCCCCCGGGGGTGATCTTTTGGGTCCCAGTTTGCACCCCGCATGACCCGATCGGTTAGCGTCTCGATCTGACGCTGCATCGAGCCGATCAAGTCCAGTAGTGCCTTGGTCTCAGGCTGGGTGCCTGGGGGGCTCGCCACTGGCGTGGGGTTGTCGGCTGGCCCCTGCTCCGGTTCCTTCTTCGGAGCGGCTGGGGCGTCGACCTGGGCGGGTCCACCTGGAGCAGGAGGTTTGCCGCCGGGCCCAGGTGGCGCGCCACCCGCCTGGCCGGGTGGCTGGAGCTGGACCGAGTACAGACCGGAATGCTCAAGCATGGCCCAGTCTTCATTAGTCACTGCCGCCATCACCGACTCGGGCGTGTAACCCGCGTCGAGCAGCTGCTTCATCGTACCAGCCTGCTGCGATTGGATGGCCGCGACGTCCTTCTGGTCCTCACGAAGGAACGCGATGTCTCGGTCGTCGTACCACAGGCGCGAATCGCGTGGAGTGGTGATGATCCGCTCCAACGCCGAGCAGACGCTGCGCCATTGTGGACGGGCCCAGTGGTCACCGAACTTGCGACGGGCCATTCCGTAGTTGCTGTATGTGGCGCTCTGCAGACCTTCGGACAAGCCTACGATGATCGGGGGCACGCCACCGGCTGCGCAGATTCGCGTTTCCCCGGCGCCCTGAGTAGCCTTGAAATCGAGCTGGCGCAGGTCGGCACCGATCACCTTGACGTCAGCACCGCCACCCAAGTACAGGGTCTTGTATGCGTTCTGGGTGCCCTGGTGACTGGCGTTCATGGCTGCCATGAAGCCCTCGAACTGGCTCTTGGTGATCGTCTCGGCGAATGAGACAGCCAGGTTGGGGGTAGCAGCGTTCTCGAAGAACCGCAGCTTGTGGCGCGTGGTGGCCTGGTCGGCCTGGATCTCCGACAGTACGGGGGTTAGCCAGCTCATCCCCCGGTACTGAGCTTCTGGGTCCGGAATGGGCGACCAGTGGCAGATTTCGTTCGGCAGATAAATCTTGCCGTTGACTTCGTCACGACCGGTCCCACCACCTGGGGTGTACAGGTATCCGACGACGTCGCTCTTGATCGCTCGGGCAGGCGCCTCGTTCAGAATGATCTGGACCCAGTCCGGCCGGAGCCTGCGCAGGCGTCCGGCTTCCCGGACCACATACGCGTTTCCGCCGATCGAGACGTCCTGTTCCATTCGGGCCAGCAGTTCGCCGGTGGTCCCGTTGGGCCAGGGCTTTTCCAACAGCGACAGCTCGTCGGTGCCGTACAGGTCGCCCGGTCGGCCCTTGCGCATGCGCTGGAACTGAAACCGAGCCTCAGCGAACAGCTGAATCCTGGCCAGCACCACACCGAAGATGACGCCGTTGCTCTTGTAGATCGAGTTGACGTAATCGACGAAGTTGTGCTCGTCGCGCTCCACGTCGTCGTACGAGGTCGACCCGGCAGCCATAATGAACGGGTACGCGGTGCCACCGAACGAGAACATCTTGGACAGCTGGTCCAGCGTATAGCGCTGCTCGGCCGAGTCAGGAATAACCTCGCGCGTACGTGCGGGAACGATGGCTGAACGGGTGTCGATGACGCGGTCTGCCCAGCTCACCCGCCACCGCCCGTCTTAGAAGAG